TTCAACATTGCTTATTGGCTCCGGAGCTTTTGGTTCTACTCTTCCCATCGCATTGCCGCCGACTATTTTCTCAGCATGTAGTTTTTCTTGTCTTACAACTAAAGCCTCTTCTCTATCTAGCAATACTTTTTTTTCTGCGTTCGCTTTTTCCGCTGCCTCAATTATTGGAGAAGTATTCGGTTCCGGAGTAGGTTCTGGTGTTGGTTCCGGAGTAGGTTCTGGTGTTGGTTCCGGAGTAGTTTCTGGTGTTGGTTCGGTTGTCATACATTCTATAAGCACACTCTCTTAATAAACTTTTCTATAAAGGTATAATTTGTATCCCTACTTGTCCCAGAATTGAAGCTGATAATACCCAAAGAATTTTTTTCATTCCTCTTAATTCACAAACGATATTATAGTATTGTGTTTCTAAAATTGCCACTCTTTCATTCATTTTCACACTTTCACCTTCGACGGAATTATTTCTGATTTCCTTTTGTCGTTTGTTAATTGTGTATCTCTTGCTTCATCCTCTCCAAGATTTTCTTCTATTGTTGCCGGAAATTCAAATGTTACATCGAGCCCTAATTGCAATTTAATTTGTTTTTCAATATAATTCTGTTCCGTCTCAATTACTTGCTGCCAAGCAAGATAAACCATTTTAGAAGAAGCTTCACTTGTTCCAGCCTCAATAGCCATAATTAAAGCTGGTACTCCTCCGCCTTTTGTAACTTCTTCAACCCATGTTTGTCTCCATTTTAATGGGTCCACTCCATTTTTTCCAGCTTCTACTATTTGATAATCAACTGCTTTTTCTGGGATAATAATATCTTTTCCAGCGTTTTTTGCTGTCTTATGGTCTGCTTTGAATTTTGCGATGTCTTCTGGTTTACTTGTTTTTAAATTCCAAATAATCATCGGCACAACATACGAATGAAAAAATGAACTCATATCTTCATCTAATTGTTTTATTTTATCTAGGAAAGTTATTAAGCTTTCAATATCTCCGTTTCCGTGTGTCTCGTCGGCATTTTTGTTTAATGATAAATGAAATATTTTTTCTTTTGTAAATTTTTGTTCTTTCCCTTCTGCCCATTCATATCCGTAATAATCTAACATACCTTTATCATCATAATAAACTTTTATTGCTCCTGGGTTTAAAGATTTTAAATTTAATAATTTTGTTCCTTTTCCTCCTACAATCTCCGCATACGAATCCCCGTCGATATGTCTTACTCCTACTTGGTTTCCTATTATTTCTTCAAAAGTTTCTTTTCCTGAACCAATTATTTTATCAATAGTTGTCTGCATTGCTTTGGATTTTGTGTTTGAACCTTTTCCGATAGTCCACATTTTTAGTTTATTTATAACTGCTCTTACTGAGCTGTGTTTTTGATAATATCCGTTATTAGTCGTCCAATTAGACGACTGCCAAAAGCTTCCCTTTGTTGGTCTATCTACATCTTCCGAGCTTGTTGTCTGAACTGAAATAGTCGCATCTGGGTCCGTCGTGCTCGCGTTGTTATAATCTCTTCCTACCATTATTCATAATAAAACCTTAATCCGTAAAAAATTAAGGTTTCTCCTGTTTCATTAGAAATGTTTAGGCTTATTAAATGATTTTTTTCTAGGTTTGGGAATAATGATGTCAAATCTACTTCGAATAAAATTTGGTCTATTGTGTCTTGAAATTTATCGACGCTTTCTGTGTTTGCTGCAAAATTTTCTCCTATTTCTGCATAAGAAGAAACAAATTCAATTTTTGCTGCTATTACGGTTTCTGCTCTAAAAACTGCTACTACTGAAATAATTGCTGTGAAATCTCTTGGTACTTTTAAAGTTTTATTTGTTGAAGCTGCTGGCGCCATACTTTCATAATCTCCAAAGAATTGGTCTTTCGTATAAGAAGCTCTTCTTTTTCTTTGTAGTCCTAAATTTGAATCCTCTGATGTTTTAAACATATTTTTTGTTCCTGTGTTTAATGCCATTATACAACTCCTAGCGAAGTTAAAACTTCTGGTTTTAATAATAATTGCTCTATCTTTTCCATTCTATATATATGCACATTCATCATATCCTCAGCTTCAACTCTAGAAGAATACCCAAAAGTATTATAAGCTATTGCTTGAATTCCTACGTATCTAGCTACATATTCCGAAAGTATTTTTTCAAAGAAAGGATTTAAAGTTGATACATTTGTAATTAAATCATAATTAATTAAGCAGCATAAGAATCCCTCAGCCTGTATTCCCCAAACCTCTTTATTCGCATCTGTGAAGCCTGTTGCATCTACATTTTCCCCAGCCATCGCAATCATTTCCGCATCCGTACTTAAAACACTTGTAACTACCATGCTAACAGCTAGCAAAGAACGGTTTAAGTATTTTCCCCTTTGTGAGATATATTGCTCTTTTCAATCCTTCTCCTGAGTGAGTGTTATCTCCTGTGATTTCTGTGTTTTTCCCTCGGTAAACTTGCCTTACTGATTTTAAAGAAGCCATTAACCCCAAATCCTTAAATAAATGAAGTTTCCCCTGTTCTCCCAATCTAAGCATATGCATCCACATATCAATTCCTAAAAGAGGTCTTGTTGTTTCTTCATCATCAACAATTTTAACCCCGTTCTCCATCCCACAAACTTCCTTCTCTGTCTCCCTATCTTCCAACAAAATATCCAAAACCCCAGCACCCATCCCAGTCGAATCAATCCCAATCTTATTCATCTCCCAAATCATGTGAAGTCTTTTAGTCTCCCTAGCCGTTTCTGTAATCTTATACATTTTCCCATTCTTCGGTTTCTTTTTCTCCGAGTGATGAACCTGGAATATATTTCCATCATCAGTCCCATCCACTATTTCAAATGTCGAAGGGTCAATAACCCTACCAACATCTACACCTCCAAAATAATCTTTCTCAACCCCAGGCACACATCCTTTCTCCGGCTCCTCAATTGTACAAACCTTTTCCAACCAATCATCATCAAATAATCCCAAAATATCATCCAAGAACAATCCCAAATACTCCTGCCCAAATTCAATCTCACTCCAATCTTTTCGGTCCGCTTCCATAATCCTATAAGCTCCATCCTTAATTTCCTGAGTCCAACCTTCTTTTTGCACAGGCCTCTCCTTCATAACCTTCTCCGTAGTTGTATAGAAGAACTTAAACCTAGCATCCTTCTCCTTCAAATTCCAAGCTTCATTAAATCTCTTCCAAAAATATCCCTGCTTCCCGTGCGGAGTTGAGCACATCCATATTTCACCAGCACAGGTCAATAGCACAGGTAAAGCAGCTATCCAGAAAAGCCTAGGCATCCTAGAAGCTTCATCAACCATAAGAACCCCACCTTCAAAACCTCTTGTAGCATCTCCTGTATTACCAACCGGTCTAGAAAGCATTTTAATCGGCTTTTTGTCTCGCATTATCCATATTTTCTTCGATTGAGGCTTATATTGGCCTTTTCCTATTAATTTTGGATAAGTTTCCTGGATATGCGTCTTAGCCATCTGCAAGATAATCTCAGCCTGGTCTTCAGTCAAGCTCACAACAATAACCGGCTTCCCATACTTAACCATGTGGTCCACCGCTTTTCGAGCTAAAATATAAGTCTTTCCAACTCGGCGCCCGGTGCAAAGCCCAATATCTCCTTTATGTGCCAAAACATCTTCCTGCCACTTATCTAGAACTATCATATAATCAACACCTCCGGGTCCGAGAGGTAGCCATTATCGTCTTCATCATCTGTTAACGGATGATTGTCTTTACTAAGCTTCCGGGTCTTTCCCTTTGGTGCATTACTTAAAATGCTAATTGACTGTAACATTAACCCCTCACAATCTTCTCAGGACCAGCGCTGTGGACGTATTCACGCAGTCTCACGCCACTTTCTTCCGTTTCATCAGCATAAGCAACAAAGCAGCTAAAACCGTGCTCTCGTTGCATATAAGCCATTTTGTCTTTTTCAGTCCTAGAAAGAAATCCGTTTAGTTTAGCTTCAACAAAAATAATCATATAACTATCTCCGCATTTATTCATAGCCACAAAATCCGGGAATCCTCCACCGCCAGCATTAAAGCGATTCCAACGACAAGCATGCATCTGTGGGAACTCTAAATCAATATTATTATTCCACTTGCTAACAGTCCAGCCCTCAGCTGTAAGATAAGCCCTAACTTTCCGCTCAAAAGCAGCTCCTGCGGCCCTATTCTTCTTACCTTGGGCTTTATTGCTCAATTTTTCCGCAATAGTCCATTATCCTCTTTAATTTTCGCTGTATTAACTAAAACTCCGATATATTCAAGCGTCGTTCGTCTAGAACAGCCATATTTTAGCTGTGCCAAACCTAAACAAGCATCTTTTTTAATAATTCGCTTGCTAATCAGCTTCAAAATCCAATTAATCCTAGCTAAACGCTCCGCTTCCCTGTTTTTGCCTGAGCCTTCACCGCCCATTTTGTTTCCTCATGTTTTCTTTAAGCACACACCCTTTAAGTAGTTTTCCCTTACCACCTCCCCATCATTTCCTATGGAACTTTTTTCTCCCCTATAAGCAATCCCCTAGCTAGCTAGCTCGCTAAAGCTCTTTAGTAATAGCTACGAGATTATGTGCAACATCAAAAAAAGAGAAAAAAAGAGAGTTTGTTATTTTTCTTTATTGCGTATGATTCTTTGGGGGTTGCGTTTAACCCCCACCCATCCGTCTCCTTAGGCACACGCTGGTGATTGTTTCGCTTGCTTTAGTAAGCCAAGAATAGCCTTTGGCTAGTAGGCTTGTTTTTGGCTCGCTGAAGTAGTGGCACGGATTCGGCAGGTAACCAGGAGGTTTTCTCCTTTTCCGCCAAGACATCCATTCCAATTCATCCTACTATTTAAATTATTCCATTATTTTCCATAAGAACTCTAAAGTGACAACCTCCGCTTCCTGTAGAACTATTAGGGCTAGGGCTTCTTCTCCAAAGATGCCCATAGAAACAGCGCTGTTTCTATCTCCTAAGCCCGGCCAGCTAGCAGCTAGCAGCTTGAGGTTGCTAGCTATGCTAGAAAATATAGCTAAAAAATGCCTGCTAGCCTGTTAGGGGAGTATAGGGGTTTAGGTTCGGAATCGGGGCTGTTTGTGGTTGTTTTGGTTTGTTTATGGTTTGTTTGTTATCATAACTAGCAGGGGCTGGGTAGGCGTAGCCTGCGAGCAGCAGCGAGCAGGGGGGGCGAGCAAGCAGCAGCTAAGCGAGCGGGGGGGGGCGAGCCAGCAGGCGAGACCCAGGCTAGCGAGCCCGGCGAAGCTAGAGGGGGGAGCCGAGCTCAGGCTTGAGCAGGCTGGGCTTGGGGGAGCAGCAGCGAGCCCGGCGAGCTGAGCTAGGCGGAAGCGAGTAGTAGTAGCCAGCCTCTAGCTAAGCTCAGCGAGCCCAGCTTCAAGCGAAGGCGAGCAATAGATAAGTATATAAGCTTGGTATTTGCTATGCTAGCTAGCTGGGCTAGCGTGCTGGATTGCTATGAGCTAGCATGATGATGCTAAGCATGTTAGTCATCTACTGATGACTAAGCTGGCGAGTGAGCTAGCAAGCTGGCGAGCTAGCAAGGGGCTTTCTTCTTCAGCGAAGCATAAAAAAAGGCCGCTTAAGGCGGCTAGTCTTTCTCTAGTTATAATATCCATCAAATGCTCTTCTTTTCATAGCAATTTCTGTTATTGTTACTAAATCTAGGTCTGTTATTTGTGTTCTTTCATTGATTTCTCTTTCTTCTAATTGTTTTTTTATCATATCATTACTCCAAAAGCCGAATTTTACTGCTTCTTTTCCAGCTTGTGTCCAATTTCCATTTGTTACACAGTCACAAATACTATTCCATTGTTCATCTGTTCTATATTCCATTTTATCCTCCTAATTCTATTTATTTGTTTTAATTGGCTATTTGTAGAGTAGCCTACTCTTTGAACCCTAGTACAACCAGGGATTGCTTACTCTGTGATGTATAAACATCAAAACTAAAAATAAGGCTATTATCGCCGCTGTTATTCTTTTACTTGTTTTATTCTTCATCGTGTATTCTTTGTATTTCGTTCACGATTTCCCATACATTTCCTATGAATGTTGGTGAATTTGTTTCTTCTAGTATTCCAGCTAGTTTTTGCCTTAATTCTGTTATCTTTTCCATTTTGTCCTCCTTTGTTTATTTAATTTACGCCTTCGAGAAGTCTCGACTTCGATTACTCTCTCTCGCGCGGGATTCAAGCGAGAGAGAGAGAGAAGTTAGCTAGAGCTGAGTGCTAAAGGCGAGCCGGATAGTTATGCTTTTGCTACCCGTAGAAAAGCTTAAGTATTTGGGGAAGCCTGTGCTCACGATTGAGCCCTAGGGCGATATGCTTCTTCAGATTTTCCACTTGTGAGGGAGCGCGCGTAGCAAGCGGAAGCCTTAGCTTCTTGCTGAGCTAGATAGTTAATATATTGCTCAGCTCGGTACATCAAGCTAGTCCTATCTAGTTGATTTGCCCATTCTTCTATTTTTGATTTCATGAGTATTCTATTAGTAATTTATAATAATATTTGCATTTCCTAATCTCGCATACTTCCGGCGTTTTAGAAATTCCCTGATGGTAGCCGAAGTCACAATAAGGCAAATATCTTCTATTTTGTTCGTCTCTTAATGGTTTGTGTCTGCTAACTTTGCTTACTAAACCATCTTTTTTTTTTGGTTTTTTGTTTTGATGTCTCATGATTATAAAATGTGGGCTCATCATTCGTTGCAGTCAAAACCCACATTTCTAGTCTTTCCCAGTGTCAAAGCTTCGAAGGGCACGCGCTTTAAACCCCAAAGCAAACGGCGGGATTCGAACCCGTATCCCTCTTTTGTGGGAGAGGCTTCCATGTTCCCACTTAAACAACACGTTAATGTGTCCTGTTTGCTCTCACTATCGGTGAAGATGTGTGAGTATTAAACGCCTAAGTGGCGCTTTAATTTAATAATCTACAATTCTGTATCTTTTGCTTCGTTTATCCATCTCATTAAAAAGTTATCCCATGCTTCAACATCCTTAAAATATTGAGCATCAACTTTTTTCTTTTTTTCTTGCATTCTATTAAAGTTATTGATTTCTTCTTTATTCATTTTGCATAAGAGCTTGGCTTAAAGCATTTCCTGTTTCTAATATTAGCTCGCATTGTTTTCTTTCGTAGCTTTTCCAAATTTCTTCGATTGTCTTCCTTTGCAATGGTCCCGCATCCGGTTTTTTGCTTTCTCGTTTCGCTTTTTTTGCTGCTTGCTTGTCATCATATCTTTTGATAGTTTTTCTCATTGAGCTAGATTTGCATTCTCCATCTATTTTTAAAGGGCATTCACTGCAAGCTAATCCTGCACATTCTGCACCGTCTTCAGATACTATTTTCCTAACTTTCTCAATAAAATCATTCATCCTAGCATTAGAAGCTTGCATGTAAAATCATAACATCGTTTAATCTCTTGGATATTTTCACATAGATTTTCTTCTACATTTTTTCCCTCGCTTGGCGAAGCAATTAGCATATCCACAGCTTTCTTTACAAAACATTGAGCAGTTATTGAAATGTCTTTTGACATTTGAACCGGAGCCGCAGCTTTATTTTCTTGCTGAACTGCCGGAGCAGTTTGGTCCAAAGTCATTTTAACTTCTCTAATATTTTTTACCGGTTGCCCTTTAAAATTTCCATCTGAGACAACTGCTTCAATATATTTTCCAATATTCTTATTCATGAAGCTAGAAATTGATTCTTCCCAAACTGTCGCTTTACTTGAATGATTAAAAACTACTGCCCAGAATGGAGTGCAAACTCCTTCTGCGTTTGGCTTTCCAAACTTTTGCTCGACGCTGTTTATTAATATTTTTTCCATTTTCTATTTCCTCCTTACAAAACTATATTTCATAACTTTCTATAAGCACACGCCTTTATATAGTTTGTGGTTTAGTTGTGCAAATAGTTTAACCAAAAAACAGAACTTCTTAATTTTGGGTTTGTTGCATCTTCACATCTCATTTGCATTTGTAAAACGTCCCCTGCGTTTGCTTCAATATAAATTGGAAGTGAGACGTTTGTAAAATTAGTCGCTCCCGTTGTTGTAACTCCAATAACATAACCCATCGTTTCATTTTGTGTAATATTTCTTAATCTTATTTTGTAGTTTTTAGTTGCGAGGGCTGAAAATGTTATACTTACAGCCCCAAAATAATGCGCTTTATTTATTATAATCATTTCGTCATTAATTAAATTTAATCCATCTGCATGAAGTCCTCCCCACAAATCATTTGTTAAATTTTTCATGTGCGTCCATGTTGTCGCTAAAATTGGTAAAACATAATTTTCATCCTGAAAGCCGCCATATGCGTGCCATGTTTCTCCCTGCTTTAGCATCCCTGTCGTCGTCAAATCATAGCTTCCCAAATCAACATTTTCCGTCGCTCCGTTATATTGCACAAAATTCACTTCCTTATCTCCATCATACAAATACAGCTTAGCTCCCGACATATAAACAGCTCCCTTCAGCTCTGGCTTATTTTCATCTCTAGCCGGTAGAATTATTTCGCTTGGCACGATAGTGTCCCCAACTATCTTTCCCATTTACGGAGCTTCCTCAATTACGCTCGTCACTACTTGGCCCAAAATTCCCGTCATAAGAAAAGTATCGTTTGCTGTGACTCTGTCCGCTGCTATTGCGTTTGCCAAAGAAGAGTCTGTCCCAAATGTCGTACCTGTATTGGTACCGTCGCTTAATCCTGTTGAATCCACAAAATCATTAGACATCTTCCAATATGAAACTAAACTATCCTCAACCAATATTCCATTTACTGTGTCTGTTATCTCGTTAGAGTCTAAAACTTTATTCCATATTTTTACGTTTTTTATATCTCCGTTTGTGAAATTTGTTCCTTGATTATTATAACCTATAAATGTATTTTGTCCGGCTGTGTCTGCTGTCCATGCATTAGCGTTTGATAATGTTATTTTACTTACACCATCGATGTATAGCCTACCTTCTGTTAAATTTCCTGTTATGATAATATTATTCCAAACATTTACAACTATTGAACCTACCGCAGAAGTCCCATTTACATCTCCTGCTACCTTCCACATTCTAATAGTTAGGCTCCCATTTGTATTTACTATTATTCTGAATCTTGCTAAAAATCCTGCTTCCACAAATTGAGTAATAATAACTTGTAAAACTGCTAGGCTCTTTGCTCTGAAATCCATTGATACGCTAAATTCGTTATAAATATATTGGTTATTTGTATCAACAAAATCGTCTATTCCGTCGAAGTTTGTATAACCTTCTGTTTCTAGTCCTGATATATTCGCCTCAACATCTCCAGCCGCCATCAAAGTTCCTCCCTCGTGCAAGGCTGGCCTTCTTCATGTCTGCAAATATGTAGAAATTGTTTTTTAGCAGTTTTTGATAAATCTTTCATGTTCTTAACTTCTTCAACATCTTTATATTCTTTTACTTTAGATATAATTTTATTGATTATTTTAGAATCATCAATATCCGTTTCTTCTTTTTCTTCTTCCAGAAAATATTTTACCATTAGGCCTCCGTTATCGCTGCTAGAATTATTTGATTTTCTGAATTTGTCATTAGATATTTCCCATTAGCTCCAGCCGTAACTCTCAAAGCTGTCAAAGCAGTATCAATCTTCGCTGCTGTTGGCGAGTCCACAATCGTAACATTTACATCTCCTGCTGCCATTATGCGCTAGTCACCTTTTCCTCTGCACTTCCATTATAGAAATAAAGTTTTGCTGAAGAAATATATAAAGCTCCTGTGATTGTTGGCTTGTTCGATTCCCTAACTGGTATTACTATCTCGCTAGGGATTAATGTATCACCTACCATCTCAACCATTTTTCTTTTTTCCTTTAGGTTTATTTTCAACAACTGCCTCTTCCTTTTTCTCTTCAACAACTTTTTTAGAATTCTCTTCGAAATATAAAACATCCGCTTGAATTGATTCTGGGTTATTAGTTCTTTTAGAAAATAATTCTCCTCTACGCATCTTCCCCTCGTGGCTCATTTTATTCGTCAATGTTGGTAATCTTGTAAATCAACGGAGCGTCATGGACTTGCAATTGTCCGTACTCCCAAGCCTTAACCACCGTTTTAATTCCTGCATCTACTTTAACATCTGTCGCCAATCCCTTAGCCGTTACCCATGTTGCAGCACCTTCGAAATAAATCAAAGCTTCATCTGCTAAAACTGAGTTTGTAACTTTCTTAGTAATTCCCATACTTCCCAATTCCTTAGGCCTTGAAATTACTTGAGGACTAACATTCCAATTCCTTTCTGCTTTTGGATTCAACAATAAGAATCCTTTCCCAACTGCATGATTATTCTCTTTAATATTCTGTATTGCTTTTGCAACATCATCCAAAGGCTTCCTCGCTGCTTCCGATGGATTATCCCATGTTGCTATTGCCGCCGCAGTTCCAATTCCAGAAGCTCCGGATAAGTCTGTGTAAATTCTTCCATCTACCGCCGAAACAATTGCTTGAGCAACTTTCTTAAAAGTTCTAGTCGTAACATTAACATAATCAGTCATAGCATCCTCTTCATAAATTGTTCCCTTTCCTGGAAACTTAACTTGTACTGCTGAGTTTGGTGTCCAGCTTGGAGCCAACTCTGGAAATTCTGCTCCTCTTGGTACTCCTTCAATTCCATGTCCTGTCTTACCGGTTAAAACTGTGTTATCCTCTGTATAATAAGTATCTTTCCAGGCATCTGTGAATCTTGTTCCAACCATAGGCTTTAAGATATACATTTGTTCAGTTAATCCTTCCAAAGCCTTAGCAACTTTTTCCGCCCTTAGCGTAACTTGTCCGTTTTGTTCTGCCATATTAAGATAAAACTATAATCGCTTCCGCGACTGAACCCCCTTCCTCTGCTCTTCCAATAACATCACCTGTCAATATTTCCGCTGCTATTGCTGGCTTAATAGTATCCGCTCCTGATAAACTTACTAATGCTCCTAGCGTTATTGTTGCTCCGCAAACCATATCAAATCTATTCAAAGCTCCAGGTACATGAACAGCTATTTGAGTTGAGGAGTCTGTTCCATCTTTATCCGCTGCTGCAACACCGGCATAAACATCCGAGTTTGCCGAACTTGCTCCAACTGTATTATCATCACTTAGCTTCAATAATGTTCCTTTAGAAATAGATGTTCCTGCTGCGCATGTGTATGCTTTTGCGTTTATTCCGCTCAGTTGTGCTTCTGTTGCTTTTGTCATACAATTCGCTTAACTGAATAACTATTTAAATGTTTCGTAAAATGGGATTTTGTCATATTACTAAATGTTTGAGCCAAACAGGCTCCGCGTGAAACGCAGGATGGGCTTGGCGAGTTCTTAAAATTTTCCTTCTTTCCGAAGCTGATATAATTTAATAGCAATCATAATTAAAGCATAAAAATGTATTTCCCAAATCATAACTGCTCCTTTGGCATCCCAATATCAAAAACTCCATTTCCGTCATCTTTCTTTTTCCAATTCATTTTATCCTTTTTTAATCCTAATCCAATAACCGCAACTCCTTCACCTGGTGGTAATTGTTTTGATTTGTATTCTGGAATTTTTATTAATCCCATCATTCTACAAAATCTTTTTATCCATGGCGCAAACTTTCCAGCGTTTCCTTTTGAACATTGTGGTTTTACCATTCCTAAAACTTGGTCTAAGGATTCCTCAGGAAAAACAATCTCATAAAGTTGTACTGGTCTTACTGCTAATTGTGCAAGATATTTAGAAGGTTTTTTTTTCCCTTTTTCTAAAACTTCAAAAGGTAAATACTGAGCTGCTAAATCATTCTCCCAGCGTTTTGTCGCTGATAGTATTCCCCTCGTTAGTACATATAGGTGCATCTTCTTCCTCCTCTTTCTCTGGTAATAAATCCAATTCTTTTTTATATGTCTTTAGAATTAATTCGTGGACTTCTGCCCCCTGGGTGTGCGCTTTTATTGCTGCTTCTGTTTTAAGTATTTCCAACTCAAAAAATTCTCTATCTAAAACCATCTTCTTTCAATGGGTCCACCTCACCCTTTAACATTTTTTCAGCATATTCAACATTGCTTATTGGCTCCGGAGCTTTTGGTTCTACTCTTCCCATCGCATTGCCGCCGACTATTTTCTCAGCATGTAGTTTTTCTTGTCTTACAACTAAAGCCTCTTCTCTATCTAGCAATACT